GCCCAGCTTTTTGGCAATTGCAACTTGACTTGGCGTCAGTTTGACAGTGCGGCGTGCATTCGAAATACCCGATGAACGGGATGCAGGTGCTACAGCTTGCACGTTACGCTGTACCCTGTTTGGTTGGGGATCGGATTCCGTTTGGAACTTCTTGGGGAAGGCCTCACGAATTCTACGATCTAGCTCATGATAGTACTCGTCTGAGCTGGCGTCAAACCCCTCCCCTTGAATCAACTGCTTGTGGATTCCCCAAGCGGCATGGGTCATGACGGTATCTCGGCCGTACCAGGGGTTGCGCTCGGCCCAATCTTCCACGCGAGGATCGACCTGGCGAGGTTGCTGGACGGGCTGCTGGTACTGCTGTTGTGGCTGGGCGGCCTGCTGGGCAGCAAGCTGCTGCATGTAGGCCTGGCGCTGGGCCGTCTGAGCCTGCACGCTGGCTTGCTCATTGGTCAGCATGGCCAGGCGCTGCATGGCCTCGGTCTCGGTATCCACGTCGCCCTCTTCACGGGCCTTGCGGATGATCTGCTTGAGCGCCACGGCCTGGGTCTCAATCCGGCCAGAGGCCTCGGTCATGCGCTGCTGGTCGGTGTTCAGGTACTGGTGTTCCAGTTGCTGTGCACGTGCCTGCACATTGCGGGCGTACTCCAGGGCTGCCTGCTCACGGCGCTGGGTCTCGCGTAAGCGGGCGGTCAGCTTGTCGATGCGCTTCTTGACGTTGTCGCTGTAGTCATCCACCTCGCTGCGGTTGTCTCCAGCACCCGCTGTGCCTGAGCCGTCAACGACGGCCTGCGGCGACTGAGGCTTGTCCAGGAGCTCTGCCTTTCCGTCTTCGCTGATGGCGACGGAAGCAGGTTGCTCGTCTTCTCCAATTCGGTACTCCAGTTCTTGGTTCTCTGTACTCATTCCATGCTCCTTTACATGTGCAGAATGTCTTCGGGATCGTTGACCACGCCCAGCACCTCGTCATCGTTGATGAGGCGAATCTCGCCACCGTCGATGGGGATGCGGGCACCGGCGTAGCGGCCGAAGATGATCCAGTCACCTTCCTTGCACCACGGACCGGTGGGGAACTTGGAATCGTCGCCGTAGGCGAGGTCCCCCATCTTCAAGACGTAGCCGCACACGGTGGCCAACTGCGTCTTCCTCTGGGTCTCCTCGGCCAGGACGATGCCGCCCTTGGTCTTTTCTGCGCCACGGTAGGGCAGGATAGCGATCCGCCAGCCGGTGGGCTTGGGGATCGTGTCGATCACAGCCTGATCGAGCTTCTCGGGGTCAAACCCGTGCTCGGTATACGCATCGTCCAAGGCGGGCTGCTTGCTGGCAGCTTCCTCGGCCCATTTGCGCTCAAGCGCAGTCATGTTGATCTGCGGTATTTCGGTCGTTGCGGCTTCCATGGTTCTCCTTTCAGGTTACAGGTCCTCGTCTTCGTCGCCCGTGGCCTTCTTCAAAAGCGCTTTCACGGACTCTTCGACCAGGTTCAAACCTTCGAGGCGGCCCATCATGAAGCGGTACCGCTCCATGTCGGAAATACCGCCGCCCAGAACAATTTCCTGGGCCTGGTGGCGATGCTTTCTGATTTCTTTCAGAACTGCTTCTGCAAATTCAAGCATGGTCGATTTCCATGAAAAGCAGTCGGTTTAACGCACCGACTGAAGGCGTTGGTAGTTGTCAGTATATCTTCACTGGACGGTTCCCGTCCTTCTTTTTCACAACCATCGAGGGGCCAGGTACTCCCTTGGGCTTTTTGATGACGTCACCGCCATTGGCCATCTTGCGAGTCTTGCCGGCCTTGTCGTAGGCAATGGCAGCGGCCTGTTTGACGGCAGCAGCTTTGCTCTTGGGCTTGCTGGTACCGATCTTTCCGTCCTTCTTGTAGTCGCGCACGATCTCGCCGATGTTGGCGCTGATCGTCTTCTGGCTGGAACCTTTTTTAAGCGGCATTTCGTGCTCCTTGATTGAGTGGTTGAACTTTGGCGGCCTGCAGTGCCAAGCGCTGCTGATCGATCTGGCCACGCTGCTGCAGACGCTGCTGATCAAGGGCCAAACGCTGCTGATCAATCTGGTTGTCGGCCTGATCGGCCTGGGCGCGCTGCTGCAGCTCCTGCTGCTTGAGCGCCACGATGGGGTCTTCGCCGCCGCCACCGGTGAGCTGGTCCTGCAGGTCGCGCACGTCCTTCATGTACTGGGCAATGCGCAGCGCGACCATGCCTTCCTTCTGGATTTGCGAGACCATGCGGTCCGGATCGGTACCATAGGCCTTGAACAGGTCCGCTTCCACGTCCTCCTCGGCCTTGATGCGCACGTGGTCCAGGATGTGCCGCTGCAGCATCATGGCCGACATCGGATTGGACTGCAGGATGGGCGACAGGCCCATCATCAGGTGGGTGATAATGTGCGCATCGTGCTGCTGGCCAGCGAATGCCTTGAGCTGCATGTTGTTGAGCACATCGGCGTTCTCGGTTGCCGGATCACGCGGCATCTGCGTGTTCTGAGGCAGCAAGATACCGTCGATGTCGCGCACGTTGAGCGCGGCGTACACGCGGTAGTAGGCCTCGTACATGTTGTGCATGTTCGGGGCGCTCTGCGCGAGCTGAAGCTGCATCTGCGCGAGCTGAATGCGCTGCGCGGTGCTGAAAATGTTGGGGTCGGCCACCGGCAGTACCGACACCATGTTGTTGAAGTCCGAACGCTTGACCCGGCGACTCGCGCCAGGCACTTCGTACGGGTACTCGTCGGGCAAGAAGGTACCAAAGCCCTCGAACAGCAGCCTAAACTCCAGCGTCTGCGCATAGTGCATGCGCTTGTGGATGCTGGACATGACCATCGAGCCGCGCTCCAGCAGCGCCAGCGTCGTTCCGACCTGTGCGTACTGGTTGCCGTCGCCAACTTGCATGTCGGCGGTGCTGGACAGGCGTTTTCCGGCGTCCACAAGGAATCCGAGTAGGCCAAACAGCACTTGGCTCGGCTCTTTGTACGGCAGAGGCAGCAGCGAGGCCGAAATCTCGGCTCCGCCGACGTCAATGTCGCGCCATTCGCCCGGTTGGATCGGATCGGAGTCGTCCGCGATGCGCGCGCCCTTGGCTTTGAAGCCCGCAGGCAGGTTTGCCAGCGTGCCAGCGTCGATGAGCTGGCGCAAAGCGCTCGTCGCGCCCTTGGACAGGCCTCCGATGAGGTGCACAAAGCCCAAACCGTAGGCTCCGGGGCCTTCCACGAGCACGTAGTGCACGAAATAGTTGCGGCGCTGCTTGAGTGCGTCGTTTTCGCGCCAATTCCGACGAATTCCGACAACCTGGAGCGTGTCTTCAGCCAGTGTGACGACGTACGGCAGCTTGATTCCGGTCGGCTCGCCCTTGGAATCCTTGTCCTCGAAGCCTGGGATGTCCAAATTGACCATCATTTCGAGCAAAAACACCTCGCCGATGTCGTCCGTAGGCTGCACACCGACCACTTTGTCGGTTGCGGCCTGAATTGGGCTTGGATCAGCGGGCGCTGCGCTCGTTTGGATCGGAATATCGCGGTACTCGCCGGCCACAACGCGCTTGCGGAAGTCGTTGGAGTCCATCGCGATGCGGTGCGTGATCCGCGCGCACTGGCTCATGACGCTCGAACCGTTGTACGGGATGTAAACGTCGTCTGCCAAGCACAGTTTTGACACCATCCGGCCCAGTTGGTAGTCGTAGTAGACCTTCTTGAAGGTCGAACCACCGTAGCCGCTGTAGAAAAGTAGCTGATCGAACTCCGGTGTGTACTCTTCCATCACCGTGGTGATCTGGTAGTTCATGAAATCCTGCACGCGCGAGGCCTGCTGGTACTTGTCTACCGTCTCTTTGCCCACGATTTGGGTGCGCACAGGGCCACCAGCAGGCATCAGCTCCTTGAAAGCCTGCGCCTGGAACTGCACGATGGCCTCGGTAAGCATCGGATGGGCCACACCAGAGGCTCCACGGAAGGGCTTGGTGCGCTCTTCCATCTTCAGGCCCAGCAATTCCAGGCCCTTGGCGTACATGTTCTCCCAGTCCGAGCGCGAACCCTTGTCCGCTTCGAACGCAGCAGAGACTTCGAGTGCGATTCGACTCAGGTCATCAGGGTCGATGACGTCCACGAGGTTGTCGTAGAAGTCCACCTCCGACGCTTTGTCTGCGCCAATCTCCACCGTCGCGCCACCGTCGTCTTCAATGATGACTTCGATGTCCATTTCCGGCTCTGGTAGGCCGACGACCACGTCTAGGACGGGGGCTTGATTGAGGGCTTTGTCGATTGGCATGTGCTTTCCTTATGCGGCGTGCTTCACAGTGCCGCCGTGTTTGTATCCATCTACGGTATTCTGCGCTTCCATCTCGCGCTGCTGACGCAGGAACTCCTGCTTGCGCGCCTCCATCTGCTCAGGGCTCATGATCCACGGTTTGCCAGGCGTCTGCTTGAACGATGCCTGACGCGCCATCTGCTGCACCAGGCGCTCCAAGTCAGCCTGGCTCGTGGCCCGCGATCCGAGCTCCATGCCCACCTGGTTGTTGTGCATGTCGTACGGGAAGTCATCGCGCGGCTTCTCCAGCCCGAAGAGCGAGAAGAAGGTGCGGGGGTTGCTGGTGTACTCGTGAGCCTTGCCAAGCAGGTCCGCTGCTCGCGGACCGTACTTGCGAGCCACTGTTGCAGCGGCCAACATGTGGCGCGCCGCGTCCCGCTGATCATCCTGACCAAGCTGGTCAGGGAACATCCGTGCCGATGCCCGGGTTGCATAGTCACTCACGCCGAAGAGGCTGGGCTCTTTCACCTCTTCGGCGCTACCTTTTTTTGCTTCACCGCCTTTTTGAAACCGGCGCGTGGTCAACGTGCCTTGCTCAAGGGTGGGTTTTTCCAACGTGGGTGCACCCAGGGTGTTACTCATCAGACCACGGGCCGCGTTCTCCGCCGCCGCCTTCTTGAGCTGATAGCTCTTGGCCAAAGCTCTCAGCTCGGCCTGCGCAGAGCGGGCGGCCTTGGGCTTGATGTCCTTCTGCGACATCAGCGCCTCGTACTGCAGCGCCATCTCCTTGGGCGTCTCCGCGCCGCCACCAGTGGCCGGCATTCGGCCCACCTTCCTAGTGGCCCTGGCGCGGGGTTTCTCCTGCGCCATCAGCTCACTGAGCATGCCCTTGGCACTGCCCACGGGATCAGTGTTGATGACCTCTTCCTGGTCCTCAGACTCGGCCATGTTGCTCGCATCCACCAAAGCGCGCATAGCGGCAATGTCCGCCTCACCGCCCTTGGCAAAACCAAAGGGAGGCGTGCCAGGAGCGTAGATGCGGTTGCCCAAGCGGTCAGTCATCATCCCAGCGTTCTGCTGGCCACCGAGCATGCCGGGGGACAGGTTGGGATTGTTGGCAATGGCCTGCACGGGCGAGGGTCCTTGGTACATGGCCAAGGGGTTGTACGGCGTGCTTACCGTGCCAGGGTTCATGCCCGGCGCTGCAGGCTGGTTCAGGCCGAAGTAGTTGCTCGGGCTGCTCGCTTGCTGGGCCGGGGTCCGTGGGCTGCCGAAGTCGGGCATTGCGCCGGGGGTCGCCGGGCCACGGATGGTGATGCCGCCGATGTCGCCAATGGGACCAATGCCGGCATTCGACCCTGGCGCAGTGCGAATATATCCGCTCCGCATTTCCCCCGGCAATCCAATGCCAAAGTGGCCAACCTCATCGGGCCCAGCTTTGCGCCAGTTGCCACTGTTGTCTGGCGGTGCCATGGCGTCCCGTTCCTCCTGTGTCTGCCGCTGGGTGACAGGGTCGTAGCGGCCGAGGTTGCGCAGGAAGTCCTGGCTGATGGGGTTGAATCCGGCCGAGGTCTGACGCTGAATGATCCCCGCGCCAGGTGTGGGTGCCGTGGGCTGCGTGGTCTTGATCGGGGTGCCCGTAGAAGACACCGGTGCCACCGGACCTGTTGCGGCCGGGCCTCCCAGGTTGATCGTGGACTTGGGCAAGCTCGACAGCATGCCGCCGGCGGTGGTCAGGAACTGCTTGTTGCGCTTGGTGTACTCGCTCTCGGGCATGCCCATCGACTGCTCGTAGCCCGCGATCCACTGAGGCGTGGCGCTGTGGCCAGCAGACGCCGCCAGGCGGGAGACGGCATCGTAGCCGCCCATGCGGTCAAACTCCGCCGTGGGCGCGCCACCGGTGTGGCTGCGGTACATCAGACTGAGCGCGGCCGCGACCTGCGGATCACGGGCCACCTCGCCCTGGCGCTTGGCCCCAGGAGGCAAGGGCCCAACAAAGCTGTCCGGGTACACGCCGGCAGGCAGATTGCTGGCCGGAGCCGAGCCGCCCATTTGCACAGGGGTGGTGGTGCGGTTGGCCGCTTCCGACATCGGCAGTTGCACATTGGGCCGGGAGGTGTTCCCCACTACCTGCTGGTTGGCGGAAACTGTGGCCTGTTGCGCGGCCAACGCTGCACGCTCACGGGCCAGGCGCTGTTCCTCAGTCTCACGTGTGGCGGTTGCCGTGTCCACGGACTTCAAGAGCTCCGCCGCCGTGGGCGGTGCCTTGGCCTGCTCCACCTGCTGGGGCGCGGCCGGCGCGGCTTGGACAGGAGCTGCTGCGCCACCGTCTTGCTGCACAGCAGCCTGCGGGCGCGAGCTGCGGCCAAACAGGCCACGAATGCCACGGCTGATCCGACCGATCACGCCGCCCTTGAACTCCGGCAAACCGGTGGCAGGGTTGATGGTTCCCGCGCCACCCATGCGCTTGAGCGCAGTCATCGACTCAGGCGACAGGTAGGCCAGGAGCTCGTCGCCGCCACGGCCTGCAGCCGCGACTTTTTCTACGGCCGCCAAGATCGCCTCGCGATCCATCTTGCTGCCGGATTCCACCTCTGACAGCATGCGCATGAGCGCCGCATTCTCCTGAGGCTCTTCTACCTCAGCCAACATCTCACGAGCTGATTTTTCCACAGGACCTCCCTTGGCCATAAATCGATTGGCCACGGACAACGAGCCAAAGTTGAACTGATCAGGATTGCTTACCACTTCGAGCGCCAACGCGCGCTGGCCCGCATCTTTCTGAGCACGGCCCGCTGCTTCCTGCTGGTACTTGATGATCTCCTCTTCCTTGAACGGCAGGACAGGAGCTGTGCCCTTAAAGTCTTCCGGTGCCGTGGGCGCGGTCATGCCAAACGCCTCAGGCTGCGTCGGCATCGTCATCTCAAAATTGCGCGCCAAGGTCGGTGCTGCAGGGCCCGCGTAGTCGCTCTCACGGCTGCCCGCGTTCCAATCGTTGACCGCCTTCTCGTACGCCGCATACTGCGTTGCGTACGGGTTGTAGACCTCTTCGTTGTACTTGGTCAGCGCTGCGTTGTACGCATCGACCTGCGTCTTGTACGGATCGTAGACCTCGGTGTTGTACTTCTGCGCGGCAGTGTTGTACGCATCGACCTGCGTCTTGTACGGGTTGTAGACCTCGGTCTGCCATTTGGTCAGCGCGTTGTTGTAGGCCAGGCGCTGCTTCTCAAACGCATCAAACTCTTTCTGCCGCGCCTCCAGATACTCGCGATCTGAACCGCGCAGCATGGGCCGTTGGCCGGGATTCGCGATGCCCCCAAAAGCAAAATGCTGCACGGGTTGCGCAGCATTCAAATCGACAGGGGTATCCAGCGAATCATCGCCGGTTCCGCTGGGAAGATATTGATCTTGCATGGTGCCCCTGCCAAGTAGATAGTTGAGGGAGATTTTATTCCTCAATAGTACTCGGGGACAAGGTCTCTGTGACTGGCGCTGTCCGTGTTGTCATCAGTCTGCAAGCTGATGAAGTTGCCTTGCCGAAAGCGCATGAGCGCCATGGTGGTGACGTCCACCATGTCGTCGTTGTCCCCGTTGGGAAAGGCCGCGCATTCCTCAACAAGCTCCTCGGCCCAGTCCGTGTCCGGTGCCCACACGATGCCCGACTCCAGGATCGGCGCGACAGAGTTGGCCCGTGAGACTTTGTCCGTGCCCGCCTTGCGCCCGCCTGGCGAGTACATCGTCACCGGAATGTTCATCCGGCGCAGTTCCTGCTGCAGCGGTGTGCCCGTTGCCTTGGCCTCGATCAGGAGGTTGTCTGGCTGCCAGTGCTCGTACTGCTCCTTGGCCACACGTTTGAGCTCAGGGAAATCCCAGCGCCCGCGCTTGACGTCCAGCAAGATGATGTTGGCCCCCGAGTCCTCATTGAGGTAAAAAACGCCCCAGGTCGTGATGACAGAAAAGTCCGCCGTCTCCTTCTTCGAGTAGGCCGTGTCCATGGTCTGGATGATGTAGTTCACCAGCGGCGGCTCAGTGTGTGGCCACACGCGCCACCACTCCCTTTTCAGGATCGCGCCCTCGTCGTTCGTGGGCTGCTGCTGGTACATCGCGTTCCACTTCTGCACCGACAGCGACGCCTTGACCGCCAAGAGCTCTTCGAGCTTCCAGAAATCTGGCCATAGGGGTTTACCCGAAGGCATGATGGCAGGCAGCTCGATGACCTCCCACTTGTCAGCGTTGTGCGAGGACTGGGCCTTGATCAAGCGGGCCGTCATGTCCTTGGTGCCCCAGCGGGTCATCACCACCACAATGGCTCCGCCCGGCTGCAGTCGAGTACGGGGACCGCCCTGGTACCACTCCCACGCGTTGTCCAAAGCCAGGTCCGACAAAGCATCCTGCTCGGAATGCGGGTCGTCAATGATCAAGACGTCCGCACCGCGACCGGTCATCGCGCCACCGACACCGACAGCAAAGTATTCCCCACCACGGTTCGTGTCCCACCGGCCGGCAGCCTTCGAATCCTGCTTCAGGCTCACCTCGGGGAAGAGCTCCTTGTAGGTCGTCTGGTCCATCAGATCACGGACCTTGCGGCCAAAGCGCACAGCGAGCTCGCTGTTGTGCGTTGCTTCAATGGCCTTGGTTCGCGGATCACGGCCCATCAGGTACGCAGGCAGAAGATAGGACGCGAACTCAGACTTCGTGTGCCGGGGTGGCATGTTGATGATCAGGCGCTTGAGCGTGCCGTTGGCGATCCGGTCAAAGGCCTTGGCCATCTTCTCATGGTGCGCGCCCAAGATCGCCTCGGGCCAGACGTAGCGCACGAAATCGACGAAGTGAGTCCTCGCTCGCTCCTGCGTCTGCAGTTGCGCGAGTCGGTATTCAAGCCTCAGGCGCTCGGCTTCAACGTCGTCGGGTACAGGATGATTCATGGTTTCACGTGAAGAGTTTTGTCACCAGTATGCACGGTCAGGTGACATTTTCGGCACAACCACCTGACTTGCAGCGGCCGGCTGTAGTCGTCGTGGTGCTTCTGGGCGACTGGATCACGGCACATGAAACAGGGCTCGGGCGTGATTTTGCCTCGGCGCTGGTACACGTTGGCATAAGCACGGGCATTGGCGCGCTGGCGCTGATCAGGAGGCAGGTCCGCGTGCCGTGGGCGATGGGCCCTGGCGTACGCAGCATGGCACACGCGGCAGTACCGCTGGGGCAGGCGGTCGTTGGGCTGACCACATTTTGAGCACGTTGTTTTCATGGAACGAATTGTATTTGTTCCACGAAAAATTGCAAGCCGAAATCGAGTTTTTTGCAAAGGGGGCCTGTTTCCGGGGAACAGGAAAACTGTTCCGGGCAGCACTGATTGCGTAAAACCGGGCCGAAGCCCGCGCAGCCATCGACCGGGCGCATTTTTTGGGCCCCGGGGCGGGTACGGGGGCCGCGCGCCAACGGCCAGGGGACCCGGACCGGGCACCGGCGGCCGCGCACCAGGTACCGCGCACCAGGGCGCACGCGCCACGGCCGGCGGCCACCAGGGCGCACGCGCCGGGGGCCAGGGATCGGCCACCAGGTGGCCAGGATCGGGGGCCACGGCCCAGGGACCAGGCGCACCAGGGCGCGCACCAGGTAGCACGCCACCAGGCACGCGGACCACGGGCCACGGCCCGCGCACCAGGTGGCCACGGGCCACGGCCCAGGGGCCCCGGCGTGCGATACACCGGCCACGGATCACGGGCCCACCGGGGCGGCCCGGGGGCCTGGTTTGCCCGGGCACAATCGGCCGGGGGTTCCCGATAGGTTTTCACTATATAAGGGCCCCGGCGTGCGATACCGGGCACAAAAAAGCCCGCCACCAGGGCGGGCTCGGATCGGCCGGGGGCGGCCAGGTCGGGATCAGCTCAGGCCCAGGTCGGCCCGGGTGACGTTGCGCAGCCAGGCGGGCCCGAACCGGTTCCGCACCTGGCGCAGCAGGTGGCCGTCGGGCTCGGTGGCGTCGCGGCCGGATAACCAGGCGGCGGCCAGGTCGGCGCGCCAGGTCCGGCCGTGCCTGGT